GTTCCGAATGGGAAGAGGGATATACTAAAGGTTTAGACCAGCTAGGTATTAAACAGGTAGAGCGAACACAGCCTTTCCAAGGTGCGTCCGGTGTTACTCACCCGTTGATTTCAGAAAGCGTAACTCAATTCCAAGCACAGGCATACAAAGAGCTTCTCCCTTCGGGTGGCCCAGTTAAAACTCAAGTTTTAGGTCTACAAGATCAAGCTCGAGAAGATCAGGCTACTCGAGTTAAACACTTTATGAACTACCAGATCATGGAAGTTATGGAAGAGTTTGATCCGGATATGGACCAACTGTTGTTCTATTTGCCGTTGTCAGGTTCATGTTTTAAGAAAGTTTGGTTCGATGATTCCAAACAACGTGCTGTATCGCAGTTTATTCCCGCGCAAGATCTTGTTGTTCCTTACGCCGCATCTGATTTAGCTACCGCATCAAGAGTTACTCACGTCTTGAAGATGGATGCTAATGCCATCCGTAAAATGCAGATCGCAGGTATATACCGTGACGTAGAGTTAAGCACCTATGAAGGCGATGATGATGAGGTCCGTCAAAAAGTTGACGAGATTCAAGGCACGTCCAAGACATATATGGACGATGTTTACACTATTTTAGAAATGCATGTCGATTTAGACATTGAAGGTTTCGAGGACATGGCCCCAGACGGTGAGCCTACTGGAATTGCTCTTCCGTATATTGTTTCTGTCGATGAAGGTTCGGGACATATCCTGTCTATTCGCAGAAACTTCCAAGAGGATACTCCTCTAGCGAAGAAGCAACAGTATTTTGTTCATTATAAGTTTATGCCTGGATTAGGGTTCTACGGCTTTGGTTTGATCCACATGATTGGTGGTTTAGGTCGCGCAGCTACAAGCATTCTTCGCCAGTTGATCGACGCCGGAACCTTGGCAAACCTCCCTGCTGGGTTCAAGGCTCGGGGTGTAAGGGTTCGCAATGACGATGAGCCCTTACAACCCGGAGAATGGCGAGATATTGACGCTCCCGGTGGCAACATCAGAGACGCTATTATCCCGCTTCCGTACAAGGAACCTTCCGGAACCTTGCAAAACCTACTTGGGATGCTCATAGAAGGCGGTAGACGCTTTGTTCAGCTTGCTGACCAACAAACAGGTGACACAAACGCTAACGCTCCTGTAGGGACCACTGTGGCGCGTCTGGAGCGCGGCATGAAAGTTATGTCTGCGATTCACAAGCGGCTGCATTACGCTCAGAAACAAGAGTTTAGAGTTTTAGCTAGAATATTTAGAGACAATCTTCCTCAAGAATATCCATACGATGTTCAAGGCGGTGATCGTATGATCATGGCTACGGACTTTGATGATCGAATTGACGTTGTTCCTGTAAGTGATCCGAATATCTTCTCTATGGCACAACGTGTGACTTTAGCTCAAACGCAGCTACAGTTGGCGCAATCAAATCCAGAGATGCACAACCTACATGCGGCGTATAGACGTATGTATCAGGCACTAGAAGTACAAAACATAGATGAAGTTCTTCCTCCTCCTCCTCAACCAGAGCCGTTAGACCCTGCGATTGAGAACGCTAGGGCGTTGATGGGTGAAATACTTACAACTTTCCCAGATCAGGATCATGATGCCCACATCCGCATTCACTTAATGTTTATGCAGACTCCTTTGGTTTCTACTTCGCCACAGGTCATGGGTACGTTTTATGCTCATCTGATGGAACACATCTCTCAAAAAGCTCGTCAGATGGTTCAGTTTGAGATTGCTGGTATAATCCAACAGGCGCAAGCTTCGGCAAATACTGGTAAGATCGATCCTCAAGCTGCTCAAGCTCAGATTGCAAAAGTCCAACAGGATATGCAGAACCCTGCTGAAATGGAAAAACTAATCTCCATGCAGACAGAGCAGTTAATAACTGAGGTTATGCCTCAGATGATGCCGCAGGGCAACAGTCCAATGGACGATCCTCTTGTACAAATTCGTATGCAGGAACTTGATCTGAAGCAAAAAGACCTCCAGCGCAAGACTGAAGAGGATCAAGGACAGATGCTTGTAGAGCTACAGAAAATGGAACAACGCGCTACTACAGACGCTGCAAGAATAGAAAGCCAAGAGGATATTGCGGACCAACGTAACGAAGTTAACCGCGAAAGAATCGATGTACAGCGAGATAAGATGAACAGGGGGTAAGATGAGCAAGCTTAATAGGATTCGCTTATTTACAGCAATGTTCTTTTTTATTGCTATTGGCAACACTGTCTTTGCTGAAGACGATGATACAATTAGGTCAGAAAGCACAGTAAGGTCTGATGGAACTATGGACACTACCATCAATAGTCCGCCACCTTCTGCTATCTCTCCTCAAATTAGCAACAGTAACTCCGACCTTTGCACCGTTGGTGTAGCTGGTGCTGTGCAAACACAGATACTTGGTATCTCTGCAGGTAGAACTGTGCGGGATATGAATTGCGAAAAATTAAAGAACGCCAAAACCATGTACGATATGGGTATGAAAGTGGCAGCGGTATCTGTAATGTGCCAAGATTCTCGCGTGTTTGAAGCCATGCTCAACGCGGGGACGCCCTGTCCCAAGGATGGGTTGGTGGGGGATAAAGCTAGGCTGGCATGGGAAATGCAAGCTGTTGATGATCAAATTAAATACGAACAGAGAAACCCAATGAGAAAGATTTTCAATGAAGATGTTGAAACTAAATTGGGCTTGGGCGTTATTATTAGCACTCTGGCCTTCTTACTCGCAATGTGATCCGTATAGTTACGGAACAACTGGAAACGCAGCGTCCACAGCATTAAGCTGGGGGATGGGTTCTGTTCTGCCTGATGTTCCAGGGATTGATATAAACGGTCTTATATACAGATACACTACTGTAAAAAAGCCAGAGGATGACATGAAAGTTCACGTTGGCAATAAGAAGGCTGACGCAGGTGGCTATATCTTTCGAGAAACTGACGATTGGTCAGGAGTTCCGGGCAACACCATTGTTAAATCGTTCCCGCTTTCTAACATTCCAGCCACTCAATGGGGTGCAGGTTCGATTGACGTTGAAGGGCAGGGCACGGTCAAAGATGCTGTGGTTATATATAGTTATCGAGTAGATGAGTGTTTTGACCCGCAGTCCAACCCTAACTGTCCGGGGTATGTAAAGCCCATGCCTGTTCTTCCTGTGATAGAGGTGTATAATGCACTTGAAGATGATGCTGTTGTTGAAACGTTAGAAACTGAGGAGTTTCAGTACGATGAAGACGGTAATTTAATTCTTTCTGAAGAGGAAGAAGAAGAAGAAACTAGAATTGAAATGGGTCTAACAGCGTCTGCCAACGCATTGACCCTATTTAAGACACAAGGACAAGATGATATTATCATGGCTATAAATCAACAGACAAACATAGTTATGTACTACAATGCATCTATCAATGGAGGCGTGTATGCTGACGCCCCCGGTCTTGCTGACTCAGAGATACCTGACAACAAGAAAGCCTTGCGTAATAACTTAGCACAACAAATACTGCACGAACAGATGGTCGATATGCAGTACAATAGATGAGGTTTAATATGAAATATTCAATAGCAATACTTTCGTTAGTTGCATTTCCTGCAATAGCTAACGTCGAGATCACAGGTAGTGTAGAAGCTAAATGCATTATACAAACAACTAAAGCAGGTTCATACGGCAACCCGATTGCCAGTAAGTTGAGCACTACTCCTGCAGATGGAGGTGTACTGCCTATAATCCGGTATGACGTTTCAATCGCAGATTCTTACATAGCTAGTATAACACACCCAACATCCTTTAGTTCGTCTCCGTCGCTTACAGACACGCTTGCGTGGACAGGTAGTACAAGCGTCACACAAACATCTGTTGCGGGTATGTCAGCTTACGAAGCCGCTAAGACAGTAGTAGGTAACACCACAAACTTTAATCTTACCCTTGCAGGGTCTACTTGGTTTAGCACTGCATCCAGTGCTACTTATGGTTCAGCAAAACCTTTTCCTGGAGGAAACTACACTGCTGTAGTGCAGGCAAGCTGCATTGCTAAGTGAGTTAACCATAGCCTTTCTGGTTTGGGGGACTTGTGCAATTTCGCATGAGATGACCCCCGCATACCCAGAGGTAAAGATGTCCCACGTCAAGAACGTGGTTAAGGTAGAGATGTCTCTTTTTAACTCTAGAGAAGAGATAAAATACTATCAGATAGATTTGTTTGATTTGAATTGGATGAGCATACCTTTTTCTACAACGTATAAAATTATAAAGGTTGACTACAAAGAGCACAAAGCTTTTGATATATACATACGGAAGAAAGATACGCCCGAAGCGGTATATCTGTGTACTACGTCAAAGGTAAAGAGGACGAACACGTCCAGAACTGTAATAGCTTCTAGGATATGTTCCAGATTAGATGGACCTCCAGCATGAGATTAGCGTTAGTTCTTTGTGTTATATCGAGTTCTGTTGCAGCCGACAGTACTTCTCTTTCTCTTGCGTTGCCAAGCCCTCCGATGAACTATCAATCGGATTCTTTTTCAACAGGTACT